CCCCGAGCAACGAGCAGTGGGACAATCGGGCGTGGAGCATCGCGGTCCAGTTCAAAGGTCTGCTGCAGTGCTCGATCGTGCGGGACGTGGTGATCGAGTTCCCGAAGCTGTTCAGCGGGAGCGCGAAGAGCCAGAGCAGCGCGAGCAAGGGCGACCTGTTCAAGCTGACCCATCTGATCGGGATGCTGTCGCTCGTGAGCTGTGAGCACACGGGCAACCTGCCGATCCTCATGACCCCAGAAGACTGGAAGGGTCAGCTGCCCAAGGCTGCAGTGATCAACCGGATCAAGAAGGCGTACGACGACCAGATGCTCATGCTGCGCGACCACGAGGCGGACGCGATCGGGATGGGCGTCTCAGCACAAGGGAGGTTGTAATGGCTACGCTGTCCCGATGGAAGCACTGCAAGAAGTGTGGCCTGCATAAGACACGGCGGCAGGTGGTGCTCGGCAAAGGTCCGCGCCCCTGTGACATCATGATGATCGGCGAAGGGCCGGGCGAAAGCGAAGACATGCTTGGCAAGCCCTTCGTTGGTCGCAGTGGCAAACTGCTCGACAAGATCCTAGCGAAGGCGGCTGAGCTTGCAGACGTCGAGCAGCCTCCGGTGTACATCACCAATACGGTGGCGTGCAGACCACCGGAGAACCGCAACCCAGACAAGAGCGAAGTGGCGGCGTGCAGGGATCGCTTGCTCTGGGAAGTGAAGATGGTCAAGCCTAGCCGGATCGTGTTGATCGGCAAGGTGGCACAGAAGCTGCTGCGAAAGCAGTTCCCTGATGCGGTCCACATCGTGCACCCTGCGTACGTGCTGCGGACCGGCGGAGAGAAGTCAAGCTACTTCGCGTCATGCGCGCGGGAGCTTGCGAACCTAATGGAGGAGCACCATGGAGTACACAATCAATGACGGCGTGACCCAGAGTCTGCTGTGCAGCTTCATCCACTGCCGCCAGATGTGCCAGAACATTCTGGACGGGTGGGAGTTCGAGTCACCGAAGCGGGCGCTGCAATTCGGCAAGCTCGTACATGGGTTGCTTGAGAACCACTACACGCAGGAGGAGGTTGACGGCGAAGCCTACTTCCGCGACTGGCAGAAGAAGTGCATCGCGGACGGCGACGATGTGCAGGCGGTCGAGAAGGACATCGCGATCGCGAAGGCACTGGTCGACAACTACGTCCCGTACTGGCAGAAGCAAGACAGCAAGCGAACGTGGATCGAACTGGAGGGAGTGTTCGACGTGCCGTGGAACGGCTTCCGCCTGCGCGGGCGTACCGATGGGATCTATCGGACAGGTACCGGCGGGATCTGGTTGTTCGAGACCAAGACGGCGAGCCAGATCCAAGACGAGCAGATGGAGCAGCGGCTGAGCTTCGACTTCCAGAATCTGTTCTACCTGACAGCCAAGGCGCAGGAGTTGGGGTGCCGGATCCGAGGCGTGATGTACAACGTGATCCGAAAGCCCCTTCTCCGCCAGAAGAAGCAGGAGTCGGATGCGGACTACTGGCAGCGCTGTGCCGATGACGTGGCGAGTCGGCCTGACCATTACTACCACCGGTTCGAGGTGGTGTACACCAAAGCGAAGCAGGAGTGGTTCCAAGGGGAGCTGCTCGCGAAGCTGAACGACTTCAAGACATGGCTCCAAGGTGGAGCGCCAACCTATCGAAATCAAAACGCCTGTGTGGGGCGTTGGGCATGTAACTACCTGAAGATGTGCGCGGAGGGCACAGACGGGTACAGCAAGAGTAAGGAACTTTTCGGCGAACTCAAAGACTAGAAGGAGGAGCATGATGGCAGTGCGAAAGATTGGTAAGAAGCGCACGACCAAAAAGAAGCAGAGCAAGACTGAACCTACGACGCTCAGTCTGCCCACGGAGAAGAAGGTGACTGAGCCTAACTTCTTTCTGTATGCGTCGCTGTTCTATGGCCGCGCGGGCGTCGGCAAGACGACCATGCTGTCGAGCTTCCCGAACGCGCTGATGTTCAGCTGCGAGCGGGTGAGCAAAGGGATCGAGTGCCACGACTTCAACTGGGAGGACGGCGGTGTCCATTCGTGGGACATCTTCCTCGCAGGCGTGGAGCTGTTGGAGCAGACGGACCAGTTCGAGACCATCTGCATCGATACCATCGACGCGGCCTATGCGCACTGCATGGACTACGTGTGCAAGAACAAAGGCATCGAGCACCCGCAGGACGAAGGGTACGGCAAAGGATGGGCGGCGGTGAAGGAAGAGTTCGCGTCGACCCTCGACCGTATCTGGGCCACGGGTCGTGGCGTCGTGTTCAGCTCGCACGCGAAGGAGGTGACCATCACCTCCCACAGTGGCGAGGAGTACACGCGCATTCAGCCCACCATGAGCGGGCAGGCGTACAGCTATATCAAAGCGAAGTCCGACTTCGTGTTCTACTGCGAGTACGTCAAGGACCGGCACGGCAGAAGCCGCCGCGTGATCTTTACGACGGGCGACGAGATCGTCGACGCCAAGCACGCGGGCGACCTGCCCCAGTACCTGCCCCTCGACAAGTCGCGTGGTGTCGAGGTTGTGGTGGATGCGTTCTGCGGGGAAGACGTAGGGATCCCCATCGACGACATCCGCCCCAGTAAAGAGACGAGCAAGTCTGGGGAGACTGTGCTCACCAAGCAGCGGCTCGAAGCCGCACGCAAGAACAGCAAGAAGAAGAAGCTGTCGCGCAAGCGCGGCTAGGGAGATTCATTTTTCTGGTGGGCGAGGTGCCCGCTATTGTTTGAAGAAACGGAGGAAGTACCAATGAGTGACATGAAGAAAAGACTCTCGAAGATGAACAGCGCATGGGGCAAGACCGACACAGGGTTCGAGGACGTCCCTGCAGGTGAGTACGAAGGACAGGTGAGCAACGCTCTGATCAAGCCGACCCAGTCCGGCAACCTGCGCGTGTCCGTGTCGTACGTGATCGCGGACGGCGACCACGAAGGCGAGAGTGTGTGGGACGGGTTCATGATCGAGAAGGACGGGATGCCCTTCGAGATGGGTATGCGGTTCCTCAAGATGTGGATCGAGAAGCTCGGCTATGAAGTGCCGGACCTCGACGAACTGGAGGACACGCTCCAGACCATCGCAGAGGACGCGCCCCTGTGCGCCTTCCGCGTCACCAAGAAGGACGGGTACACCAACGTCCGGCTGACCGACGTCCTGAGTGAGCCGCCGGAACGCGACGAAGAGGAAGAGGGCGAAGACGACGTCGAGGAAGAGGACGTCGAAGAGGAAGAGGTCGAAGAGGAAGAGGAGGACCTCGGTGACGAGGAAGACCGCCTTGCTCTGATCGCCCTCGCCGCAGGCTTCGGCCTGACCGATGAGGTCAGTGAGGACAGCAGCGTCGCTGACATCGTCGCGATCCTGAGCGAGTCCGAGATCGACGGTGAAGACCTCACCGACGAAGAGAAGGGCCTGCTCGACAAGCTCGGCGTGAAGTACACGAAGCCCGCTGTCAAGAAGACCAAGAAGAAGGCAGCGAAGAAGAAGGCCACCCGTAAGAAGTAGGACCCTCACCCCAAGACCCCCACGCGTGTACGGGTGCGCGTGCACCTGCGCGTGGGGGTCAACATTACGGGAGGGCGATCATGCTTCTAGCATATGACACAGAGACAACTGGTCTGCGTCCCTTCGACGACTCAGACATGTTCGCTTTTGCGACCTGTACCTATAGCGGGCGCACGGCGGACGCCAGACTCGACACGGGCGACAGCGGTCTGCGCAAGCTGCGCGCCCTGTTCGATTCCTCCCCAGAGCTTGTGCTCCACAATGCGAAGTTCGACTTCGCCTTCACGGAGAAGGCTCTGGGCAAGAGGCTGATCGAAGACTACACGTTCCACGATACATTTCTGCAAGCCCACCTGCTCAAGAACGATCGGCACAGCTACAAGCTCAAGGAGTTGGCGTGGGAACTTGGCGGTGTGCCGAGAGACGACGAGGCACTGGTCAAGAAGTACGCGGGCAGCGGCGACGATGTGGACTACAGCCGCGTGCCCGAAGACATCATGCACGACTATGTCACACGGGACGCCTTCCGCACCATGCTGCTGCATCGGTTCTTCTATCCGAAGCTGCAGG